TCTACCTCGGCGGAGACACCATTGAACTGCGCACCCGTAGATGATGCGATCGAAACAGTTATGTCGCTCCCGACAGTGAATGGGGATGAGTCCGCGACGGTAAGTGTTGCGAGGGACCCATCCGTATGGTTTATATTGGTGACAGATTCCGATGCAGAGGAATCAAGAATTACGCCCCTGTCCTTGAATACCCTTAACTTACCATTTCCACTGTCCGAATAAAACCCAAGCTGATAATTATCTGTATCATTATAGTTAAACGGGACCAGTGCCGTCTGCTTCCCGTCAAAATCCTCTATTCTTGGATTCCCGCCCCTTGTAGAGCTTCCAGCACCAACACTACCAGACTGATAAATCTGCTTTGATGGTGGCCTTCTCGTAATTGGTCCTTGTTTTAATGGGATCATATTACTAGACCCCTGAAACGAAGAAGCCCCCTTCGGAGCATCTACCATACCCTGAAGAAGTGGTGATTGTACACCCCCATTAAACGATGTTTTTGTTACTCGACGCTTTGCCATTATAGTGTAGCCAGTATCCAGTCATCTTCTGGGAAGTCGTACATATCATCCTCCCAGCCATCATTCGTTTTAGCCTCTCGACAAGCTTCCATATATTCTTGCCATAGATCGCCCTTGAGAGCCCTATCATTAGAAATAGCCATACATACTTCATAAGCCAACAGAGATGCTAGTGCCTCAGTCATCATGGGGTCCCATCGACTCATATCTGTCTGCCTGGAGACATATCGAATGTTCAGCGTGGCTGTTTCATCGCAAAGTATCTGCCCACCTTCAAGCTTGTAGTCGATATTGTTTGGGGTGTTCTTTGAATCGCTTTGTGCGGAGGCGATGGTTGTTGAGCTCTGGACGTTTAGCAATTTAATAAAGTCAGATGGCAAATCATAAGCAGAAGCCCATCCCCATGCGGGAGCTACTGTATTCTTGGCAATCTGCACCCTCTTGATGGCGGAGTTCCACGGATTTTTCCTCAAGAACTTGTCCCTAACAGGATCTATAGCGGCACGCATGATCCTTGGATTTTTGCCAGAATCATCTAGGCTATTGATCTCCTGAGCCCCAATCTTCACCAGAGCTCTATTAACCACATCTAATTCTGTTGTACCGCTTGCCATATTGTTTCTCCATCAATCCTCTAAAGGGGCAGGGTCAGGAGGACAGACCCCACCCCAGCGAGGAGGGCGATTAGTTACTGAGTGTATTCACAGTAGAAGGATACTGTACCCGCCTGTGCGCCAGTTACGGCAGCAACAGTCAGGGCCAGATATACTTCACCGTAGTCTGGTTCAGTAGACAGTCCAGCAAGTTCCCATACGCGCTCAGAGATAGTATTGATATCTTGAACTTCGTAGCGGTACTCGGTGAACGCCGTTGCTCCACCACCTACATCAATTGCAGTTGCAATAGCATCTTCGTCGATGATAGTGATACTGGAGTCTGTTTTGTAGAAGCCGAGATTCACAGTACAAGAAGTACTAGCGAGATCGTCGGTCGCAATGCGAATACTGTCCAGTGTAGCCCGAACAGGAAGACGGCAGAGCAACAGAGTGTCGCCATCAGCAGTTGGAGTAAACTCCACAGTGCCTTTATCCTGAAGGGTGTGTGAACGAGTATCTTTCAGCTTGTTCAGTGTTGCAGGGGATGCTACAGAGTTAGCAACTCCTGGCATATTCGTGTTAGCCATTAGTCTATTCCCCTTTCCTAAGCGGTTTCGTCACAAACGATTTTGATAACCTTGGCTTCCTCAAGGCGAGTAGCCCCAAAGGTTGCGTAGGCGGTTGCGCCCCAAGGTTTACGTTTGCGATCATTGAGTTGAGCGAGATCACCATAGATATCTTCCCAGATACCTAAGTGCATGCCGGATTTAGCAAACATGAAGATCTCACGAGTTGCGGATGCGCCGGGGTTTGTGGTGGCGCGGATACCGCTTTGGTCTAACAGTCGGTTAGACTTAACGATATTGATTCCGTTCCAGCGAGTAATCATTCCCAGCTCTTTATCAAACACAGTATTACCATAGTCGCTGTTAGCAACTTGATTCAACTGAATGAATTCAGTATACTGGTTTGGTGTAAAGACGAGTGTGATTTGCTCTTCTGGATCATCCATATTAACTTCGTTAACCATCAAAAGCTCTTGAGCTTCCAACAGTTTAGCGATGGTTAACCCTGCACCACCAGCAGCGACAACGTTATTCGAGTCGAAGGAGGTGGTTCCTGTGGCTGTTTCGCCAGTAACGGCATCTGCGCTAAGAGCATCGATGATTACCTCATCCATCTTAACGTTGAATTTGTTGACTTGTTGGCGAGAGTAGTTGCTTTGAGGCGACAACTTGCTACGCATGTCATCCAACTTATCCAAGACAGCAGTTTTGCTGTTCCATGAAGTCGGCAAGACCCAACGACGGGTGTGATCCGGTTCGTCAAAGGTCAGTGGTTCTGCGCGAGTAGTTGTCTGCTCAAGTTCACCTACATCGGTGAATTCACAGGGAGATGCTTGCTTACCGGTATTACTGCCAGTCATAACCAGAGGGCGCAAGCGAGCCTGACTTTGCTGGGCTAAAAGTGCCAGCTTGTCGGAGAACTCGATTGTATAGAGTTCTGAACGATCATTTGCCATGATATTAGTTCCCGATATTGATTTAAGTTTCAGTCATTATCGGCTTGTCCACGATATATGGGGCCTTGTTGTTTCGGTCTTTCCCGTATGTCATGGGGGCTAAATTTCAGCCTTGTCCAATATCTAAACAGCTACTCCTTGCTTAGCCAAACAGTGATTCGTTTAGCTTTCGGAGTGCTAAATAATCTTCTCCTACGCCATTGTTGTACGAAGCCAGTCGTTGGGGATCGCCCTTGATGGCCTCCATGATGCTTTCTTTTTCTGCAAGCATTTGTTCACGAGTCTTACCATACTGACTCTTGATAGCTGAGGTATTCACTGTATCTTCGCCTACAGCGTCTGCAATCTTTGACATAAAGTCAAGCATGCCAACCACACCCATAGCATTGCGGATTGTGTCTGCAACATCTTGCGACCATCCCATTGCCATTGCGGTAGCATCTGCTGTGGCAACCACGGTATCAAGATCTTTTCCATACTTGTCGCGAGCATCTTGAATCTGGCTTTGTCGCGCAAGCTCTTGGGCCTCAGCGGCGGCTTGCTGTTCACGGGCCACAGCCTCGTTGTAAGCATCTGTAAGTTTAGTGAATCCAGCGGAAGATAGTCCAGCCTCAAATGCGGCCTTCTGGATGTCCTCAATTATAGGTGATACTTCCACGCCTTCGGGGGCGTTATAAACATAATCCTCGGCTGACTCTGGTCTTCCAAGGGCAGAATATACTTCATCCCAACTTTCGCCCTCTTTGGGCTTTTTAATAAGTTGGTCCTCTGGGACACCACGAAACTTCTCAAGCTCCGCATAGCTCTTGTACATGTCAGCCGGGGTTTCCCACCCCTTGTTCTGGATGTGACCAATCTCCTGCTCACTCAGTCCATCAAACCATTGCCCCTCTGTTGGCGTACTTGGGTTTGCATTGGCGTTGATATCATCAGCACCTTCTACACCATCAAGGACATTAACGCTTCCATCAACCACTTCCTCACTCATCTTCTACTTCCTCCATCTGCCTCATTAACATATCTAAGTCAAACGGGTCGTACCCCACATGACCTACAATCCAGTTCCAAACTTCTCTGCGACCAACAGCCCTAGCCATACGAATCTCGTCTGTGCCGTGATCTGTTGCCCCCACATAACAAAAGTCGTACAGGGCCTTTAAAACAATCTTTTGGTCCTCATAAAGATCCCCATGTGGCTCAAATATCCTGCGAAAGGCTCGTGACTTCCTGTTAAAAATAGAGCAGGAACGAATAGCTTCCCGACCCCAACTAACCAACTGGCACATTTGCATCCCCTCCAAGTAATGTGTTGGCCCCTTGAGCCAGTCCTGCTGCGTTCTCCATAATTGATTGCTGTAGCTGTGCTTGTTGCTCAGCCTCTACAGCTTGATTAAACTCCTCTCTTGAAAGTGTCAAGTGGGCCGGAGCACCATTACCCTCGCCAACGAATTTGACATACCCATACCAATCAAATGCCTTCAGTACAGTAGGATCGGCCTGTGCGGCATTTAGTACAGATTCCGCAGTTCTGTTAGCACCAATAACCTGATCGCTTTTCTGGGCAAGGCTCAAAGCCCCACGGTAAACAATATCAAAGTCAATATCGCCCTCAATATCAATATCATTAAGTAATCCCCAGGAGTCGAGTATGTCAAGCTCTCGTTCAATCATGGGTCCAAGAAATTCGGATTCATCCCTGGACGCTTGTGGCCCAATAATACGAACTTGCTCCTGAATTCGGGCTGTGATTTCCGTAGCTGTAACTCTGTCGCGATTCTCGCCAATGGATGATATGTATAGATTCAGGTGGAACACCCTGTCTATAATATCGTTCTCTTCCTGCATCAGGGCTTCAGCGATCTCGACACGGCTCCCTCGGTCAAGAGCCATAATGTTTGGCCTACCGGATGAATCGAGTCCACCAACAGCGATAGCTCCGGGATCAAGATGTGCTGGATTCAGGGAGCTGTCGTCACGCATAAGCAGGGTCGGCTCTGCGTTATTATGACCAGCCCTGATATATGTTTTCTTGATTTGGTTAAGAAGCTTAATCTCTGAAAGGACCTTTTGAAGCTTACCCCTTCCATAGATTTCATCCGGTGTATGGGTATCTCGGACAATAGCATATGGGAATGTGTCGTATCCGCCCTTCTTTAGAAAGCCCTTTTCTTCGCCATCTTGTAGCAGAAAGTGGCGGGATTTGAATTTCTTCTTTAGCTTA